GGCGGAGCTGCGGCGGGCTGGGTTCGGGTGAGGGCGGCGAGGGTCGGGCATCGGGGCACAACGGTAGCGTGATAATGGCGCGGGTCCTCCTGGGGAAAATGCGGACTGCGGTGTATGCGAAGTACGTCTTTTCCCTAGCGGGTGATTTTTGGCGTGGTTACAGAAAAAACGGGAGATCCTTACAAGCCGCTTACAAAACCAACAGAAAGCCGTCCTAAACCCCGCTCACCCACTGGCACGAGCACCCTGTAACCTGGTTACAACCGCTCCCACCCTATGCCCCGAAAGCCTCCGCAGCCGGTGATGCCGGACAAGCTGGAGCGCTGGCCGATCGAGCGGCTGGTGCCCTACGAGAAGAATGCGCGGACCCACAGCGCTGAGCAGGTAGCGCAGATCGCCGCCTCCATCCAGGAGTTCGGGTTCACCAACCCGATACTGGTCGCCAGCGATGATGGCATCCTGGCGGGCCATGGCCGACTGGCCGCGGCCAAGGATCTAGGCCTGGCCGAGGTGCCGGTGGTGGTGCTTGACCACCTGACCCCGACGCAGCGCCGGGCCTATGTGCTGGCGGACAACAAGCTGGCGCTCAATGCGGGGTGGGATGAGGAGCTGCTGCAGCAAGAGATCGCTGCGCTCAGTCTGGTGGACTTTGACCTGTCCCTAATAGGCTGGTCGGAAAATGAGCTGGCGGGGCTGCTGGACCCGGAGGGGATTAACGAAGCCCCGAAAGAGCATGAAGGGGCGAAGGAGTACGGCGAGGACGAGTTTAGTGAGTTTGAGCACAAGTGCCCCCGCTGCGGCTTTGAGTTTAATGGCGACAAGTAGGCTGCGCCGATTCACCGGCCCCTGGCGGCTGGCAGACCTGAAGCAGGTCCCAAGCAATGGCCTTACAGCATTCAGCTGCTTTCACTGCGGCGGCGGATCAACGATGGGCTACAAGCTGGCCGGCTTTCAAGTGCTAGGCGGTGTTGAAATTGACCCGGAGATGATGGCCATCTATCGGGCCAATCACAAGCCGAAGCACAGCTACCTGATGGGAGTGCAGCAGTTTAACAAGTTGCCGCTAGACGAAATCCCTGATGAGCTAAAGAACCTGGATCTGTTAGACGGCTCGCCGCCGTGCTCATCGTTCAGCATGGCTGGCAGCAGAGAAAAGAAATGGGGAGATGCTCACCACTTCCGCGAAGGGCAAGTGAAGCAGGTACTAGATGACCTGTTCTTTCATTTCATCGAAGTTGGCCAGCGGCTGCAGCCGAAGGTGATCGTGGCTGAGAATGTGAAAGGGTTAATCCTCGGGAACGCTAAGGGCTACGTCAAAGAGATCTTTGCAGCATTTAAGGAAGCGGGCTATGACGCTCAGTTGTTCCTGTTTAACGCAGCAAGGATGGGAGTGCCGCAGGCTAGGGAGCGGACGTTTTTTATTGCGCGGCAGCGGGGTCTGGGGTGGAAGCCGTTAAAGATGGGGTTTGAAGAGCAGCCTCAGTCATCCCGTGCTGCAATGGCTGGGGTTTCTTTAAATGGCTCGCGTCCTATCACGCCAGAGACGAAAGCACTCTGGTCAAAGATTAAACCAGGTCGTCACTTGGGGGATGCTCACCCAAAAGGAAGCCGATTCTCTGAGTTCAAGATCAATCCTGATCAGCCAGCCTGCACAATCGTTTCAGGTGCGACTTTTTACCATTGGCAAGATCCTCGCACGTTGTCAGGCGCAGAGGTGACGCGTCTCCAGTCATTTCCTGATGATTACAACTTCTGCAAGGCCAAGCCTCAATACGTCTGCGGAATGTCCGTGCCCCCGTTCATGACCCAGCGAGTGGCGCTGGAAATCGGGCGGCAGTGGTTCGGGAAAGAGTACGCATGAACCTAGAGGCCTACGCCAAGCACCGAAAGGCGCGGGGCCTCCGCGGCACCAGCCACGTCGCGGTGATCAAGGCGATCGACACCGGCCGCCTGACCGAGCCTGCCGTTCGCAAGGTGAACGGCCGCTGGCAGATCGACGCACCCCTGGCGGATGCGCAGTGGGCCGGCAACACCAGCAACATGCCCGACAATGGCACCGACCTACCGGAGCCACCCAACACCCGCCAGCCACACCCGGAGGGCGGCGGGCCATCGCTGGCTCAGGCCAAGCGGGCGAAGGCGGTCTATGAGGCGGAGCTGACCCGGCTAGAGCTGCAGAAAACCAAGAAGGAGCTGATCAGCGCCGATGAAGTGCGCCAGGAGGCCTCCCGGCTGGGGCGCCAGGTCCGCGACCTGCTGCTGACTATCCCCGGCCGCAACGCCGCGAAGGTGGCCAGCATGCAGGACGCTCAGGCGGTGCGTGATCTGCTGGAGGCCGAGATCACCAACGCGCTCAGGGGGCTGCAGCATGAGGCCGCTTGACGCTGCGACGATCTACCGCCAAGCCTTTATCGCAGCGCTCCAGCCCCCGCTGGATCTGACCGTCAGCGAGTGGGCGGATCAGAACCGGATCCTGACCCGCCGCAGCAGCTCCGAGCCCGGCCAGTGGCGCACCGACCGGGTGCCCTACCTGCGCGAGCCGATGGACCTGCTCAGCCCCCGCGAGAAGCGCATCAAGCGGGTGGTGCTGCTGTTCGGATCACAGACCGGCAAGACCGAGGTGGGCCTCAACTGGCTGGGCCGCACCATCGCGCTGGACCCGTCGCCGTTCCTGGCGATGTTCCCCACCGAGAGTTTCGCCAAGCGCCAGATCCGCCAGCGCCTCACGCCGCTGTTCACTGACTCCCCGGCGGTGGCGGCCAAGTCGATCAGCACGAAGTCCAGGGACGCGGCGAACGCGATGTTCCTGAAGGAGTTTCAGGGCGACATGCTGGTGAGCATCATCGGCGGCAACAGCGGCAGCGCCGCGCAGGGCATGCCGGCGCAGAACGTGTGGGCTGATGAGGTGTCATCCCTGCCGCTGGAGATGGACGACAAGGGCGACCCGCTGGAGAACGCCGAGGCCCGCCAGACCAACTTCCCCGACCGCAAGGCGCTGGTGACCTCCACCCCCGGCAGCCGCGGCGCCTGCAGGATCACCAGCGAGTTCGAGGTGCGCAGCGACCGCCGCCGCTACGGCGCCCTGATGCCCTGCTGCGGCGGCCATGCCGTGATCGAGTGGCCGCACATGGTATGGGATAAGCGCGACGGCGAGGTGTGGTGCCAGTGCCCGCTATGCAATGAACGGGTGGCGCAGCACCACAAGACCGCCATGCTGGCCGGCGGGATCTGGACGCCAACGGCCAAGGGCGACGGCGAGACGGCGGGCTTTCACTTGCCGGGCTGGTATGCGCCGTATGGCTGGCTGAGCTGGGAGAAGATCCGCGATGAGTTCCTGCGCGCTAAGGCGGACCCGCTGCTGCTCAAGGGCTGGGTGAACAAGCGGGCCGCTGAGGCCTGGGAGGACGAGAGCCTGGCGAAGGTGAGCGCCGATGGCTTGATGGCCCGCGTCGGCGGCTACGGCCACGGCACTTGCCCGGATGGCGTACTTGCGGTGCTGATGGCCGTGGACGTGCAGGATACCTGGCTGGAGGTGTCGGTGTGGGGCTATGGCCGCGGCAAGCCTGAGCAGGCCTGGCGGATCTGGCACCAGAAGATCGAGGGCGACCCGGGGCAGGATCACGTCTGGGATCAGGTGACGACGATCCGCGAGATCGAATGGCCGCACGCAAACGGCGGCAAGCTGAAAGCGATCCACTGCGCGGTTGACACCGGCGGCCACTACACCAGCGAGGGGTATGACTACTGCCGCCGGTACGCCAAAGAGGGTGTGGTGGCCATCAAGGGCAGCAGCCAGAAGAATGCGCCGCCGCTCGGCAAAGGCTCAAAGCAGGACGTGACCTTCAGGGGCAAGACCGTGAAGGGTGGCGTCACGCTCTACATGATCGGCACGCACGCAATCAAGCGGACCATCTACAGCCGCCTCAAGATTGAAGACCCCGGCGACGGCTACATCAACTTCGACGACGCCACCACAGAGGAGTATCTGCAGGGCCTGACCTGCGAGCGGCTGCAGCCGCGCTACGTGAAAGGGTTTCAAGTCTTGGAATGGGTCAAGCCATCCGGCGCCCGCAACGAGCCGCTTGACCTGAAGGTGTACTGCCTGGCGATGCTGGAACTGCTCAAGCGCCGCTACAACCGTCAAACCATGTGGGACCAGCTGGCGGCACAGCTGGCGGCCTCCGTAGCCTTAAACCAGGGAACGGCGCGGCCAACGGTGCGACGCCGCAACTTCAGCCTGAAGTATTGAGGAATGAACCCAGCCGATCTCTACCAAGGCGACCGGGTGACGTGGC